GTGCCGGAAATGCTGTCAGCAGCCAGATACCAGGCGTTTAGGCTGTTCTTTTCGACGTAGAACAAACGGCTTTTATAAGCCCAATTCTGCGACAGGTTCGCCGGATCAATCCCATCAACCTTGCCCCACAATGTAGACGGCGCGCCGTCAGCCGTTGCCGCTCCGGTCGCGCTGTCGGTAATTGCCTCATTGTCCTGAAACGTGCCGGTCACCCCGGCGAGCCAGAGCGTCCCCGTCGTGCCGTTATCGATCACCTTGACGATTGTGCCCGTTGCGGCCGACGTGCCGCCCGTCAGCGTCGCTGCTTCCGTAAAGGCCGCAGTCTCGGCGTCATAGTTCAGAGCAATCAGGTCGGTCGTGCCGATCGGATAGAACGTGGTCCCGTCATAGATCAGTTTCTTGTCAGCGCCATTGACGAGATCGAGATAGACGCCGCCGCTCGTCGCGAACTGCACAGACGACCAGTCGCCGCCCGTCAGGCTCGATACCGTCGCGGAGATCGAGCTATCGATCAGGAAATTGCCTTGATCATCGACCAGGAAGGAGTCCGTGTCGTCAACCAAAAAGCTGAACGCGGAATTTGAAATATCGAAGATGCTGTCGCTCGTGGCGCAGAACATCGACTGATTGTTGCCATTCACATAGGTGAATAGTGCCGTGATATCGCCTGCATCGGTCAACTGCGCGTAGGCTTCCGAGCCACGGCGTAGAATTGCTCCAGTAGCAGTCGCGAGATAGTTCTCCAGAACAAACGCGCCGCCTTGCGGAGGAGATGCAAGATTAGAATTTGCGATTAAACCAAGCGTCGGGGCCGGGATCGAGACAGTCTTGTAGCTCGCGGGTTTCTGTGCCGACTGTCTTGGGGCCGACCGCGCCGCTCTCGGGATCATGGCAGCCTCATCCCGTCGTCAAACTTCGCGTATCCGTTCAGCACCGACTCAAACTCCGCAAGCTGGTCCTGGTAATCAGCGCCGATCTGCCGAAGCCAGCGCCATTTCGCGCCTTGCTCGATCAGAACTTCAGGAATTAAACCAACATCAGAGTCACTGGCCCATGATGTGCCGCCACCGCACCAGCTTTTGCTCTGGTACGAGCCAGTGATCGTCGTGCCTAATGTCGGGTACGGGTAGAATGAAATACTAGACCCGAAAAGGATGGCGTAGCGCGGCGTTCCAGATACTGGAGTAAGCGAGTTCCATTCATCGGCGCTAATGCCTACACGGATCGGTACACCCCCGGTCGTGAGAGAATTGCCCGCCACAAGCCTTGCAAAATCGGCGGGCATACTGAAGGCGTCATTACTTCCTGTCCCGGTGATCGTCGCGCTCTTTCTCAGAGCGCCCCAATCGACGCGCCGCGCTATCTCCTCGCCGGCTTCTTGTGTGAACTGGACAATCTTCTGAGCGTCAGGCTCAGTGCTCGACAATACTTCTGACGGGATCGCAATGCCTGCATTGATTGCAATCGACCGAGCAATTGACAGCAGGCTCATGGCGTGCAGCCTTGAACACGAACAACGGAGTTCGCCCAGCGCGCCCGTTCGTCACCAACGCGCAATTCGGACATCTCGCCGTCGAGCAACAGCTTCGTCGCCTGAACCAAATCCACGTCCTTGAGGAATTTAGCGGCCTCAAGACCGACAGCGTACAAATAGACGTTCGGGCAGTCAGCCAAGAGCCAGTTGCTTGTCGTCGGGCCGGTCGTAAGCGTCGCCAGCTTGGCGTAATACTCGATATCGCGGTCGCCGGAATATCCGTTGATGTAGATGTTGGTTCCGTCGATCGAGTATTTCGACCACATCGAGCCAGGGCGCTGCGCATCAGCGAGCGAGCCGGCGCGCATTTGATAGCCATTGAGACCATACACATGCAGCATTTCGAGGAAGTCGGCGGGTAGCGCAGCCGTGCCATCCGTAAACGTCAACGTTGTCGCCGTTATCATCTGACGGCAGCGCAACTCCTTATTCAGGTAGGCTTCAGCCGTCTGAACTAGCCTCGACATCACATCGGACAAGTTGCGATTGCCGACATGATCGGCTACTGCGAGCCGCAGATCGAGGTAGTCGGCCAGAGCACTCACAGCCTACCATCCTTTGTCCGCCAAGCCCGATTGCCGCTATCGTTCAGCCAGCGCGACACATACCTGTCATCACCCTGCTCATGTGCTTTCAGCAGGCCAATGTTTTCGTCGTGCAGAACGTTCAAGGGCACCGATGCAACGCGATGATAATCGCCCTTCCATGCCCTGCTGGCGGCATTCCGAACGGCCTCATTCTCGGCAATCGTCGCCGTGGCGGGGTAATCTGTTCGAAAATGCGTCATCGCGCCGTCAAACATCACCCACACCGAGCGCCCCGTCTGGTAATCGTATTCAAACAATTCCCAATTGCCGTCTTTGATGGTCATGGCTATTCGGGCCGTGTTTCGCCAGCCTGAACGCGGCGGATCGCGCCGGATGCGATGCCGTCTACCACCTTATCATCGAGAGGAACCTTGATCCACGTCCCCTGACGAATGCGCTCGGCGTTGCCCGGCTCACCGACCCAAATATCCCGCAAGATTTCGACTTCGATCTGCGGCAATTGCTGTTTCTCTACCATACTGGCTCCATAGAAAAAGGGGCCGCGCAAGGCAACCCCTTCTTGTTGATGTTAGGCCGATTACGAGACGGCGGCGCTGACCGAAGAGGTCACCGAGCCAGAGCCGATCAGGGCACCATTGATGCGCCAAAGGTTAGCCGCCACGTCCTCCGCTTCGATATACGAGCCGGCGATACCGCCAGTCGTGGTGCCGTTGCAAGTGATCGTGTCGTCAGTTCCGGTCAGAGCTTCACCGAAGTCGGCACCCGCCGCGCCGGTCGCAATACTGGTCGTGATGTGACCTGCCATTGTGTCGGAAGCATTGGCGACTTGTAGTTTGAAGCTGCCGGACGAAATCGTGGTCCCGACAAGGATTCGAAAACGCGAACCTGAGCCGGTCGCAGCCGGAAGCGTAACAGTGCATCCAGTTGCCGCATTGACCACAACGAGACCCTCATTGTGGTGGGAATAGTCGAGCGTCAGCGCCGAAGCAGTGACGACAGTAGGTTTAAGGGCGGTCATGCTCATGTGTGTGTCTCCTTAGCTCGCGCTCGTCAGGCCATAGAGGTCTGCGGCAACCCCGAGGCCCTTTTCGTTGCTCACCTTGAGCGTGCCCTCGCCAATGAGGACACCCGCGTCGGCGTCAGCGTTGACCCGGACCTTCTTGTCCTCCTGGATTTTGCGCAGCCAGAGGAAGGACACCATGTCGGTGTCGAGGAAGAAGGCGTTGCGCGCCACACCGGCAGAAGTCGCCATGACACGATTGGGCTTCACCATGATGCGGCCGAACGGACCTTCGTAAATGTCCGCGTTGGCGACGATGGTGTTGTTGCTGCCGTTATCGACCGAATACCGGAACGGCGCGACGTTGCTGTCCGACATGAACGTGACGAACACGCTCTTGACGTAGGGCGACACAACCACGGAGCGGAAGTTCGCGCCGGAGTTATAGCCCTGCTGCATCACGTTATCCATGATGACCTTGGTAAAGGCACGCTGCGATCCATTCGTCGCAGCGACCGTAAGACCAGTGCCAGAATTGAAGCCACCATTCGAGCCCCCAGCGTCGCGGCTGACGTTCGTGGTGATCCATGTCGGCAAGCCGCCGAACTCGCGCGTCGAGCCGCCGACCGATGCGTTATTGGTCACGATCGCCAACTCGACATCCTTACGGATTTCGACGCCCTTCTTCAGCTTCTGGTGCTTGCGCTTCTGCACCTTGCCAGCCTCGTCGACCACTTCCTGGGTGTTCGAGATGATCCAATCCTTGCGCATGATCTGGGTATAATCACCCATCCTGACCGGCGGCGTTACCTGACCAAAATTGTATTCCTCGCCTTCAGGACGAATATTTTCAGCCGGCGGCGCAAGCTCTTCGGTTTCCCACTCGGGGTGCACCGAAACACACTTGCCTTTGGGGATCATGGTATAAATCGGCGTGTCTTCGGGCGTAATGCGGGACACAATGTCCGACAGTTCTTCCCGGTTTCCGACCGCGGAGGTCGTCAGAAAAGTATTGGTAACAGCGGCCATTATGGCCTCCTATGAAGATGGGTTTCACTCAAAGTCGATTGCCATGGCGTCATGGATCGACCCGGTTTTTGCCAACCTCTTCATTGCGTCCTGATTTGCTCGAACTTGCGCAGGCGCTTGTCGCTTCTGCTGGGCCATCGGCGGGACGTTCGCGACTTTCTGAGCCGCTTTAGCCTTCGCCTTCTCGGCATCCATGCCAAGCTTTGCGTAGTAGGCCAACTTGAACATGCGATGATCCGTCACCCCTTCCAAATCCGATTGCGAATAGCCGAGTTCACTGGCGACGCGGGTTACGTCGTCGAAGAACTTCTTTCGCGTTTCTGGCTTGGCGGTCTGCGGGAATGCTTCCGCGAGCTTGGCGTTTTCCGACTGTAACAATTCGGAGCGCTGCTCTTGGGTGAGCGTGTTCACCGCCTCTTTCGGGGCTTGAGCCTGTTCGATCACAGCCGCCACTTGAGCCATCATCGCGTCATGCATGGCCTTGTCGGCAACGTACTTGCCGGGGTCAGTCATGGCGAGACTAGGATCAGGAGCAGCAGGTATCTGCTTTACCAGGAGGTCTGCAATGGCGTTCACGGAAGCCGTGACGCGGGTTGACAATGCCTCAAGATCGCGACGCTTGTTGCCAAGCTCCTGCGTCTTGCGGGTATAGTCCGCCTGTCGCTGATAACCGGCCTTTAGCTCACTCAGCGGGAGCTTTTCACCAGCAACATCGACAATGACATCATCCTTGACTTCGGCAGGCTGTGTGCCCTCCTCGGTCTCGGTGTTGTCTGCGGGTTCTGTTCCATCCTCAGCCTCTTGGCCGTTGTCGGCCTCAACTGGGTCGCTGTCGCCATCGATGCCGTTTTGCTCAACCTCTCCGTTGGCCTCTTCTTCAAAAGGCTCTTCGAAATTGAGATTTGCGGCGCTGTCGATGTCAGTCGCGAGGTTGGCACTATCGCTTTCGACAGCCGGAGCCGTCGAATTGGCGGTTGCCGCTTCGGTTGCCATAGTTCGTCCTTTGGCTAGGTTCGCGCGCCGTCAATCGGCTGCGCCTGCGCTTCTGGGTTGGCCTTAAAGGCTCCCTCCAGCGAAGTTCTACGCTTGGCTAAGTGCCGTGGCGTTCTGTAAATCCGGCCTGTTTAGTGGCTTTGGCGTGCGCAGCCCTAGCCGCACCGAGATCATTGAAGAGGCCAATGTATATTCGCCTCCCAGCATCGCGATACGTTACTTCCCAAGCCGTAGCCGACCTATTCCATGTGACGCCGCTAACGCCACTGGTGTTGTCGCACCTTAGTTTTGCATTCTTTTGATTTAGAGAAAGGGGCA